ATTGCTTGCGATCCTCCACGATGGCGAGGAAGTTGAGCTCGTCGAAGAACGCGAGGCACTCACCCCTCATCAGGGAGGGGGTCATCACGATCTGCCCCGGAGCGAAGGCTTCGCCATCATTCCCGAGCTTGGCGTTCGGGTACTTGCGAAGGATCCGGCTGGTGAAACCGTAGCGGAAGTACGCGAGACACCGCATGATCTCGATGTCCTTGTACGAGGGATCCTCGTCGTTGGACGCGTTCACCTGGTAGGTCGTGACGAGACGCTCCGTGTAGCTGTCCCCCACCACGATCTTGTAGGTCGCCATGCCGTCGAGCAACAGAAGCTGCCGCTCGATGATGGTGAACTTGTCGATCTCCAGGGGAGCAAGCACCCCAAGGATCTTGGTGTTCTGACGCGGGCGAGCAGGATCGTTCTCTGCCACCTCGTTCGCGGCGAGAGAAGCAGCCCACTGCCACGGAGCCGTGGGGCTCTTGCCGGTGGCCAGAACCGTCGAGAACTGCGAGTTGCGGGCATTTCCGTAGGTCTGAGAGGCCGCGTAGTCCCCACGGAAGGCTGCGATGATGTGGCCAGGGATGGCCTTGATGGGGCCCCAGCGGTCCGCCATCTCCGCCTCAAGGGCATCCATGTTCGCGTCGTCCGTCCATCCCGGAACCACCGTGTAATACTGAGCGTCTCCGCCCAGCGCTGCGATGGCATCCGTGATGTCGGGGTTCGTGGCACCCGAAGTGAACGCGGTGATCGTGACAGAGGTGATGCCTGCTGGTGTCGTCTCCCCAACGTAGTAGTTGTGGAAGATCGACAGGTCATTGCCGTACGCACCCTTGTGCCGTGCGGTGGCCGTGACCACCCCGAGGGCCGAAGCCGCCGTGGTCTGGTTGTCCAGATCCGCAGTCACAGCAGCCGCGATGCTCGCTGCGATGACGGTCGGGGTGTCTCCGGTGAGAACCCCTGCGGAGATCTTGCGACCTGCCCACACGAAGGAGAGGGTCCCGTCTGCGGTGGCGGTTCCCACCACCGTGACAGTTGCTGTGGCTTTGACGCCAGCACCCTCTTCATCAAGGGCCAGTGCGTACAGCTCCACGTACGGGTTCGCCGTCACGAAGGTGTTGCACATGGCAGCGAGCTGCGAACCGCGCCCGAAGAAGGTGCCTCCCTGGTTCGGGCCAGTGATGCCTTGCAGGGTGGCCGCGGGGATGGTTCCTGCGGTCCTGCGGAGACCGATCAGGAGAACAGGCTTGCGCTGGGGAGGAGTACCCTGGACAGCCCCAGACCCGTCGACGCCCACATAGGCGCCAGGAACGAGCCAGTTGACCGGGATGACGTTTAGTGCGAGTGGCATGGGTTAGACCTCTTCCCGGCTGAGGGGACGGATGGGGCGGACGGGAGGGGAGTCGAGGTTCTCGATGGTGATCGACTCGTCACGAAGACGGCGAAGCCAGAACGGAGACAGCTTGTTGACCTTGATCCCTTCCGGAGGAAGGATGCGTCCCTCGTGCTCGGGGTCGCGGATTTTGAGGCCAGGGAGGGGTCGGATTTGGTAGCTCACGGGTCTTGCTCCGGTTCGATCGTGTCGTGTGCATCGATCTCGGGGTTGCTTGGAACGATCTGGTAGTCGACCTCGGCCACCAAGAACTTGTCGAGTGGCAGGGTTCCAGGGTCCGTGAGACGCAACTGTTGCTCCCAGGTGATACCCCAGACGGCCAAGTTGTTCTGGAAGAGGGGCTGCGTGTACGGGTTCAAGCTGGCGATCTTCATCGGGCGGGAGTCGATCTCCGCGTTCCCGAAGTCCTTGGCGAACGCCAACTTCACGAGGGCCTTCCCCACCAAGGCCGTGATGAGTCGCAGCTTGTCGTTTTGGGGGCCAACCTTGGAGTCCACCGCGATGGAAAGGTAGAACAGGCCCCTCGTTTGGAAGGTGTTGGCGACGATCTCCCCGTCCCGGGTGCCCATGCAGGCCACGAAGGCTGCTGGCAGTTTGCGGGACATGTCCTGCATCTGCTCGAGTCCGACCTTCCCGCCGAAGCTCTCGCAGGACTTGAACTCCGGGATCTGCACCCCGAAGTAGGTCGACATGCTGTCCACGATCGAGTCGAGACTCATGACTTCATCTCCGAGGCCAGGAAGTCCGTGGCGATCTGTGTCAGCTCTTCCATGTTCTCATCGCTGAAACCAAGGAAGGGGCGGGCGGGGATGTTGCGCTTCTCGGAGCCGAGCAAATGAACGACCGCGTACAGGAGATCACTCCCCACGCTTACTGCGTCCGGTCCTTGCTCAACCTCCAGGCTATCCAGTAGTTGACGGCTTTTTTCAAGCAGCGTGCCTTTCGGGTTGGAGGTCTTGTACTTGTCGGACCACTCGGGCCAATCCTTCCCGTCTGGACCTTGCTTCAAGTTGTCCAGGCGGTCTCGGTTCTGCTCGAGCATCTTGGCGCCAAGATCACCCAACAGGGTGTCGAGGCGCAGGTTGGTCATGTCCGAGAGCTTGGCCCTCGTCTTCTCCATGGTCGGGAGGAACTTGAACTGGAGGTCGGGGGTTGCCATCACAGGATTCCCCCGAGCTTCCCGCGAGTGTATTCACGGGGCTCTGAAAAGTACCGAACTCCTCCACCCTTAGATCCGGGCTGGTCTTGGCCACCCCCGTCAAGGGTGGCTTTTCCCGACGCCACGTCACGGAGCCATCGCAGGCAATCCTCATACCGCTGCCTCTTTTCCTTGGTGAGAACGCCCCCGTCCAGGCTCATCCTGTACAAGGCCATCGCCACGTTGTGGGTCTTGAGAACCCCAGGAACGGGGTCGATGGGCAGCGTGTAGGCTGCGGAGATGTAGCTGTCGATCGTCGCAGCCTCATCTTCGAGGGCCTTGGCGACCACGCCCACGTCCGCGACATCATCTCCATCGCGGTCGGAAGATCGAATGACTTCGATCTCCCCCCACATTTGGATCATGTCGTCGTACGTGGCGTAGGCCATGGGTTATCCTCGTTCTCAGCTCAGTTCATCACGGGAGGAACGGGCTGACGATCAACTTGTACTTGCCCTTGTTGACGTTGGACTCACCGTTGGCGAGCACCAAGTTCATCAGGAGCTTCTCCGCAGCGGTCTCGAGAGAAGGACCGACCACCAGCGTGGTGGGGACCATGCCCAGGAGCTTCCCGTCCGAGTCGACGTAGCTGCGCATGAGAGCGCGAGCAGCCGCCAGGTTGTCCTCGTTGAGGGTGGCCTTCGACTTCACAGCCATCTGCCAGAAGCCGAACCCCGCGTTGTAGCGACCGTCGATCCCCCAGATGAACTTCTTCGTCATGAAGACATTCGCATCCGTGGGCTGCGTGAGGGCCACCAGTTCGACGTCGCGGCGGAGCTGGAAGATGAGCGGCTTGATGGGGCGGCTCAGATCCATCACGTACCACGCAGGACCCGCGCCCGCGATCAGGTTGCTCTGCGTGCCACCCTGACCATCGGGGTGAGTGGTCGAGAAGAACGGCTGACCGTCGTAGCCATTCTGGTTCTCACCATCCTCGAGCAGCTCGTAGACCAGACGGCTCTTGTGGGTCTTCCCCTCGTAGGCCATGTTGGCCGCCATCGGGGTGTAGATCCCAAAGTTGTCGTCCTCGAAGTCGTTGCGATCGACCGCGATCGTCAACTCGAAGTCCTGGTTCTCGAGGGTGTACGAGTGACCGACGAGTTCCTTGATGATGCGGTCTCCGACCCACTTCCGCATTCCGGGCACTTGCCCCAGCCATGCGTAGGTGTTGGAGCGCGTGGTGCTCGGGACGATGGTGGCAAGCTGCTCGTACGAGCTGTCTGCCAGCACGAGGCCATCCGCGTAGGCGGCGCTCAGTGCGACGTGGAGGTTCTGGATTTGCTCGAGGTTGATGGTGGGCATGGGAGTTCTCCGACCTTTTCACTCTGTGGATCAGGTCTCGATCAGGTAGGAGACCTCGGCCGAAGAGGCCGTGGCGTTGGTTCCGCCGACAGTGACAGAGATGACATCCCCGACTGCGACGATGTGGAGGGCACTGGGGGTGGCAGAATCGACATCGCCCGCAGCGGAGCCAGCCTGGGTGATCGTGATAACGCCGTTCGTGATGGCCGTGGCGCCGATCTTGCCGGTCAGGGTCGCGTTGCCCGTCGTGAGCACACCATCGATGACGGACCACATCTTGGTGATGGTCCCTGCCACCGGGCTCACGATGCGGTACACGCCCGTTCCGACCAAGGTGGTGACCCGAGTGCTCAGGCAAACCTTGTTGGCGCCGATGTTCGCGCGAGCAGTGGCAGCCGAAGCCACATCCGAGAGGTTGTTGGCGACCAGCATGTCCCCGTCAGCCGAGATGCTGTTGGAGAACTCGACGAACACCAGGCCACCCTCGATCATGCGGGCGATGCCTGCGACCGAACGGGTGCCACCAGCGGAGGTCTTGGCCACCGTCTGATCGTCGACCAGGTACACCAGCTCACCAAGCTCGGTGAACGCGATGGTATCTCCACCACCGGAGTTGGCCATGCCGACGATGGCCTCTTCGACCTCGACTGTGATGGCACCCGAAGCGAGACCTGTGGAGTCCGCAGAGTCACGAGCGAACCCCACGGCCAGAAGACCAGTGGCAGTTGCAGCGGGGACAGCGTAACCCGTGGAGTCGAGGCAGACGATCGCACCCTTGTGGATGACCTTGTCGGCCTTCACAGGGTAGTTGAACAGAATGCCCGGGATCTGCTGGATGGGACGGGGAGCGGTAAGTGCGGTCATGGCGGGTTAGCCCTTCAGGCGGTTCTTGGCGGCCGCGAACGCAGCCGGGGTGATGTTGGCGGCCTTGGCCATGGCAAGTTCTTTCTCGCTCAGGCCCAATTCATTGGATGTGGGGACGGTGCGCGACTTCGCAGGACCACCGGCCATGGGCTTGCGCTTCGAGAACAGCTCGACGACAGAGGCCAGATCCTTGCGAGCAGCCGCCTCGAAGAAGGTCTTCTCGGAGGGGAGCAGGGTCCCGTTCTGGAGGGCCGCTGCGATCACCTGCCCCACCTTCGCGTCCAGAGCCTCCTCCTCGTGTTGGGAGACCTGGGCCTTGAGGACAGCCAGTTCCGCCGCCAACGCCTCGTACTGCTCGACGGGGACGTGGCTCGCCAGAGTTGGCTCATCCATGGGAGCCTTTCCCTTTTGGTAGAGGGCCAGTGCTTCCGCAGCTTGGGCCTCGGTGGCGGACTCAGGATCGAGCCCGAACGCGGACAGGAGGTCAGTGACGTGCTTGTTCATGGACTTCTTCTTTGCTGGCTGTCTCGAGAAGAGAGACGGCATGATGAGCGCCGGGTCATTGACCAGCGATGCGTTCCAAAGATCTACCACACGAAGAGTTTCGGGATCGATGCTCATGGTGGGGCTGATGAATCGGTACTCTCCCGACTCGATGGACTGCTTCCCGGAAGGTGTCCAAAACTCCACGTGGCCCCAAAGAGCCCCATCATCTCGGACTTCCAGGGCATCGATCCAGCCCGAAGCCTTGGAGCTTCCTGGGGGCAGTTCGTGGTGATTGAGAGCGTGGTCCCAATCCAGGCAGAGGGGCATGTTCTGCGCCGCGAAGTTGGCGCAGACAGTGGCGTGATCCGGGACGAAAGTCCGACTGTCACGAGCCACCACCACAGGACCTCCCGGGATCAGGGGAACCCAATCCGGGGCGATCCGCATCCCACCGTCTCCAACGGCAAGCTCCACCCGCTGCGCAGCGAACTGCACCGTGTTGGGCTGGGCGTCAAATTGGTGCCTGGGGGGCATTGCCGTTAGGTTGGGAGGGCACATCGGGATGATGCAAGATCTTTTTTCGAGTGGTGTCACTTTTGTGGATCTCCCGTTGGGGCATCTGCCTTGCCGATGGGGTGGAGCAGGACCACAGGTTTGCCTGTGTCCTTCTTGGCGTCAGGCTCCTCCAGGCCAAGCACGTCCATGACGACGGAAGCCTGGATCGGGAGCCCGCGGTCGATGAGAGGCCCGATCATGGAAGCCCACGCAGCCCGGTCCTCCGGCTCCTCAGTGATGAAACGGAACTTCGGGACAGGGACATCTGGACCGTAGTTGATGAGGACGTACGGCTCGACGATGTCCCGCATGATCGTCGCAGCCAAGTCCTTCGCATCTGCCACCAAGAGAGTCCGGCGAATTCCATCGTGGACCACGCCTTGAGCGTAGCTGCCGCCCCCTGTGTCCGCTGTGAGCGTTTGACCAAGGATTGCCTTCGAGATCTGGCGATCACACCAATCACACAACTCCATGTGCAGGGAGGTACCAGACCCTGTGTTCATGGTCCCGTCGACGATCTGAATGTCCATGCCCTCCGGCATGACGATGCCACCCTCCATGCCGATGGCCTGCACCATCTCTGCGAGGGTTTCGCGGTCCTTCTCGGTGGCGTCCTTGGGGAAGCGACCGATCCGCCAAGGAACACCAAACAGCTCCATGTACCCCATCCAGGAAGCGATACCCTGGAGCTTGAGCGCGTACATGACGGCTGCGGGGCGCACCAGACCGTTGGTGGTGAGGGGGCCTGCGAACTGCCGTGGTGTGTGAACGACGAACTTCCAGGGCTCGAGGGGCTTCCCCTTCGGGTTGTCGTCGTCCCTGAGCAAGAGGTTGTTGCCCGTGGTGAGGTCGACGGCGAAGCTGTTGGGGTCGCGGAAGATGTAGTCGACCGGCCTCCAGATCTCCCCCATCTCCCACAGGATTTCGCAGACGGCGAAAGGTCGGAAGATCCCGTCGAGCAAAGAGAAGACGCAGTGGGAAAACTCGTGGGTTTGCGTGATCGCCTGCACTTCGGAAGCGATCTTCTTGTCCAGTTCGCTGTCGGAACGAGCTTCAACGATGGTTGGAAGACCCGCACACGCTTGCTTTCGCGTCCGGATTTGGGCTCCGATGTGGGAGTCGCGCCTTTCGATCTCCCCCGCCAAAGTCAGAAGATCAGCAAGATCCCCTTCGTCGGCGCGTTGGAAGATGCCCGCCAGCTTGGTGGGGGTCATGGCCTTCGCCACAGACTGCCGCTTCCAGCTTCGTGGACCTGCCACCCCAGGCTGCGCTGTTTCTTTGGGCAGGGTGTTGGCGTTGACCTTCTGCCCCTTCTTCGTCCTCAAGTTTGCTGCGGCCATGGTCTACCTCTCCTGCGCCACCACATCGGGGTGATGCAACTGTCACATGAACGTTCTGCGAGGGGGTCCTGGATTCTCCCTGGAACCCGGCATGCGAGTGAATTCGATGTCAGGGGGAGCACCAAGGCAACGGGAGTAGGCGAGCGCCAGAGCGATCCCTGCGTCTCCGTGGCGCTTCTTTCCATCCTTGCTGTCTGATCGTCGGGACTCCGACATCTTCGGGATCCC